ATAATTACCATTATTTACTGTTAAAGGCGTTGAGCCGTTTGTGTCAAGCCAACTACTTGAACCAATGCCCTGCTCTTTAAATAACAAAACAGGAGTAAAAGTAACATTTGTACCGCCCCCGCCTCCGGATCCACCTATGCACCTAATGTAAGCCATTATGATACCCTCACTTTCACTCCAACATCAGAGCCCTGGGACTCGAACGTCAATGCAACAGAACCTGTCGTAACAACGACATTTGTCGGATTGACACCGAAGGTCGTTGTATAAATATCGATCGTAGAGGTTGCCTCAATGCTCGCATCCGACAAGGTCAACGACGTGCTTCCTGCGGTCAGGGTTCCTGTTAATTCCGTATAACCGCCACCACCAAGGTTCGCAATGTCCTGCGCGGTGGTCTTTACTGTTGAACCAGACTGAACGACAGGAACCACTTCGGCTCCTGTCAGACTGCTGGCTGATGATAACTGACTTATCTTTATGTCTGCCATGCTTCTCTCCTTTACTCTGTTATGATCTGGTTATTGTTTTCGGTTATGATCTTGTCTCCGCTCTCGGTCACGAGGTTCCCGCCCGGAGCACTCGTTGTTAACGTTGCATCATCGGACAGGTCTCCTATGATGGCCAGAGGCTGGAACGGCAAGAACGGCATCTCGTCATTTGCTTCAATGAAGCCCGACCACTGATCCTCGCCTATCATTGAAGGAGCCCACATAACGGTATGAACACCATCGGTGGGGATGTAGATCTCACCCGTGTCGGCTGTGACCGTGACTTCCCACTTGTGAGTCATGCCGGGAGTGACATCGCTCAAGTGATAATGGAGATTGATGGTGTGGAGCATGTTGCTGCCCTGGTTGCTCGATTTGTAGTTAAGGACTTCATCCTCTACCCACAAGAGAGAACCGCCATCACCATAAGTCTCTTCAGGGATATACGAGTCGATGAGCTGACCATCGTAGTAATACTTGACCGTGATCTTTGAGGGGCTCGTTGCGTTAAACTTGATCTCTGTCCAGGTCTCGACCTCTCTGGGATTGACCAGAGCGAATCTGATCTTGGAAATCTCTGTCTCACTATTGCCGATCAGATAGTCATCAGCATTCGCATACTTACTGAAGTTGATGTTATCTGTGTCTTTCGAAGAAGAACTGTTGGTTGCGTTCTTCTCGGCCTTGCTTCTGGCTCCATCTGCTTTCGGGTTCTCTCCGAAGGTCGTGATGGAGTATCTCTGGTTAAATGTGTAATCGAAGCGCATTACGCAAAGATCACACTGGGTCCCTGCGATGCCTCCGATGAACCTGATCGTATCGCCCAGGTCATAGCAAGGATCTCCCAACATGGAGATGGTCGCAGGGGTGTACTGTATCTGATTAAGAGCCATCGCCATGATCTCGAGCCTGGCATCCATGTACGTCATGGAGTGATTCAAGATGCCTGTCTCAACGTCTGACTTCCTCTGCTCCAGCTCTGCTTTTTGACCTTCGAGTGTTCGCTTGTTGCTTTCCTCTACTGCCAACTGTGCCTGCAACTGTGCAAGGAGAGCAAGAAGAACGGGGTTATCCGGATCGTCTTCCAACTGTGCTTCAACATCGTCTATCTCGTCTTCGAGATTGCCGATGACAAGAGCCAGGGACCCCAAGGCTTCATCAACGGCAGCGATGTCTCCATCTAACTGCCCGACAAGAGCCTCTTCGTCCTCGTCCATTGATAACTGCAAGAACGGATTAACGCCGATGTCTATCACGACACCTGTGCTCATTCCGTAAAGTTTAGTAACATCTTCATTTCCTGCGACATTGGTTGCAGTCAGACCCGTGTAGAATGTCTCAAAGTCTGCAAAGGATCCATCGTCGAATCTTTCATCGACTGTCCTCGTATCAGTCGGACTCTCTACCATGGAAGCGGATGCGTTCGGGATCTTGCCCGCTACGAGCTCCCCGTTCCTGTTGATCGTAAAGAAGATATTGCAAGCCTGTGCTAAGTAGTGGAGATAATCTCTCCAGCTCATCTCCTTGCCAAGATCGAACCACTCAAGTTCGTCGCCCTGGCATACGATCATGGCATCGAACTCTTCCTTTGTCTGTCCAAGAGCGACACCGCACTCGGTACAGGCAAGATCAGCAAGTCCGTAAGGCTCGCCCGAGAGATTGTTATATCCCAGGAGCTGGTCGAACTTTGCCATGTTGTCGTAAGCCGTGATCTCAACGCCCCACAGAGTATGGTTTGCCTCCGATACATAGAACTCGCCCAGAGGTACATACTCGTATGTCTCGAGCGAATCAATATAGAGACCATCCTCAAGAGTAATCTTCTTCCCTGCCCAGTTCTTCCTGTTGACCAGGGAACTTGTAACCAACGTGAACTTCAGTTCCGCGATGTAGACACCGCCATAACCGAAAGCATCGTTGGCCATGCACTGGTTGGTAAGGATTAGCGAGCCCTGGAGAATATCATTCTCTGTGAAGGGTATGGAGTCACTGATCAGACCGCGCAGTTTGCGGGTCTGAATGTTCGACTTCATCTGTAATTTGTATGCTTCACTAACTGAATACATTTGTTAGATCTCCGTGATTGTCATGCTAACCGTGTAGTAACCATCAGACTCAGGGTTCATGTAGGAATACTGAGCCATTGTTGCGCCTGTGAGACGTGCTCTGACCGTCACGGTCTCTCCATTGAATACGAGAGTTGTGCTCGGGTCCGCGCATAATGTCTTGAGCTCTTCAAGCCAGTAAGAAGAGCACTGAAAGGTCAAGGTCCAAGACCTCTTCTGAAGTCTTGTGACCATGACCAGCTCTCTACCGCTTTCAGAGTTCCCTATGTTCTCGATGTCTGTATAGTTCTCGGCGAAGTCGATGGGGTTCGGAATGAACACACCGCCGAGCTTCAAGTATTTGTGTCCCAGCATATCAATGTCCTCCGGAACGATAGTTTGTTGTGTTCTGTGCTTTTGTAATGACCGTGTCGAGCCTTGTTCCTGCAATGTTGACAGGAATAACGATCTGCTGTTCTCTGTTCATTCCTGCGAGCTGACCGGAGATGCCTGCCAACTGCATGGAGTAATCCGGCTGCATTCCGTTGGCGATGATCCCTGCCGTCGTGTTCAACGCTCTCTCAAGAACTCCCATCTCGGAGTACATACCCTTTGAGAACAGGTCGATCATGTCAGAGCCGGGGTTGTTGTAGGCCCATTCATGAAGCGGTCCCTCTTCAGGAACACTGAAGCCGAGGATGGACTTTATCGTCGATGCGATATTCCCTGCTGCGGTCTTGAGTTTGTTCAAGTTCTCGTTGAACCCCTTGATCATGTTATCAATGAGGTCCTTGCCCCAAGTCGTTGCCATCGTGACAAGTCTTCCGGGGATGTCCTTCAACATCTGCATGATGCCCGTGAGGAATCTGGGACCCTGTGCAATGATCTCAGGGATTGCCTGAACGAGACCGGAGATCAGACTCATTACGAGTTTGATACCACTCTCAAGGAGCTCGGGCGTATGTTCAATCAACGTGTCAACAATGACACCGATCGCCTGGATAATGACCGGAATAAGATCAGGAAGGGCTTGGCTGATACCGTCCATAACGGCTATGAGCACCTTGATACCTGCTTCGAGCAGCTTCTTCAGAGTGGAAGGCTCCAGCAATGAATTGACCAGAGTCATTATGATTTCGATCGCTATCGGGATGAGCTCCGGAAGGACTTCCGTGATACTATCTACAAGATTCAATATGATTCCCAGGGCTGCCGTGAGCAGGGTGCTCAATACTTCCGGATTCAGCAAAGCCGTGGTCAGAGTAGAGATCATCATCGCTGCGCCCTGCAAGATCGGATCCAAATTAGCGATCAAACCCTGCATTAGAGAGCCGAGGATGGTCTGCGCTGCTCCCATTAGCATCGTGATGTTCTCGGGAGACAGGAGTGACGTATTGAGCGTGGTGATTATTGATGTCACCATACCAACAAGACCACTCATTACCTCCGGCTTCGATACTGCCTGGATAACCGTATTGATAACTGTTGTAATTGTCCCAATAATGGGACCAATGTTCTTGGTGATGGAATCCATTGCCTGGGTGACCATTCCACTCAGCTTATCAGCGAATGTATCATAATCACCTGACTGGTTAGCCTCGTTCAGAGCATTGGTGAACTGTCCCAGAAGGTCAACACCTTCTCCGGACAACTCGGTAAGAGCAGGAAGCATCATTCCGCCGATCGCGTTCTGTGCAGCCTCAGCCCCATTCTTCAACTTCTGAATGTTGTCATCGAATGCACCGAACTTCTCAAGGGTCTCGTCGCCCATGACATAGCCGACATCATGTGCTTCTTGTCTCAGCCTGTTCAGCTCATCACCGCCTGCTGCAATGAGAGGCTTCAAGTCGCCTGCGGATTTGCCCAGGACAGACATTGCCAGAGCATCGGCCTCGGCCTCATTGTCGATGTTACCCAGAGCCGTGATGACATCAGCGAAGACATCCTCACTGTCTCGGAGGTTGCCTGCGGAGTCTGTAACGGACACACCGAGCTTCTTGAAGTTCTCGATCATGCCCTTGGATCCACCCTGAGCAGATGCCATGGACTTGGTTACTTTAACGAGAGACCCCTGAATGGTATCAACTGACGTGTCTACCAATTCGGCTGCATACTTCAGTTCCTGGAAGGTGTCTGTGGATATGCCGGAGATCGTAGACTCTGTCATGATCTCGTCTGCTCTGGAAGCAGCCTGCACGGACATCTCGCCAAGTTTCTTACCAACGTCAACGATGCCCTTGCCTGCTGCCGTAACGGCTCCAACCGCTGCGGTCGCAGCAGCGGCCACCGCTGTGAAAGCAACCTTGGCGACTTTTCCTGCCGTCTCGGCTGCCTTGGCAAACTTCTCGGTCTTGTCGCCTGCATCCTTGGAAGAATCACCAACTTTGTCGATGTCCTTGGATGCTTCGTCGGCAGAACCGTCCATTCCATCGAGGCTCTTCTCTGTTGATACGATCTCAGCCGATAACTCTGCCAGAGAAGCCGTAGAGACTTCTGCTCCACTCTCCAACTGCTTCAGAGCATCCTTCTGGACCTCTTTCAACACTTCCAAACGCTTGGATGTGAGGTCAGCCTTCTCTGCGAGCAAGGCTTCCTTTTGAGCTGCGAGCTCGATATTAGAAGGATCGAGTTCGAGGGCTTTCTCTACTTCTTTGAGAGCTCTATTGGTCTTTGCGAGGGCTGCATCTGCCTCTTTTAATGATTTAGTGAGACCCGAGGTCTTGCCTTCGATCTCTATGGTGATGCCCTTAACGCTACCCTTGGACATTTCCTATCCTCCAAACATTCTGTCAATGGATTCGGTCGTACCCTTCTCCGGGTACTGGTATTCATCGTTGGAACGTTCCACGATGAGATCGAGTATCTCCCCCAAGGTCAAGAGATCGAGATCTTCCAATCGAAGACCTATCTGCAAGGCTCTCAATGTGAGCACTGCCGTGTTGATCTCTCTCGTTGAGGGTTTTACCCGTTTTTTGCTGTTGATTTACTGTTTGTGCTCGAAACCCATGT